TATGCAACTGGCGATTATGTAACTGTTGGTTATAAGGGTACTAACCCATATGACGCCGGTGTATTCTATTGCCCATACGTACCGCTAACTATGGTACGTGCAGTTGGTGAGAATGACTTCCAGCCAAAAATCGGCTTCAAAACTCGTTACGGTATGGCTGCAAACCCATTCGTACCTGGTGCGATTTCGAACAATGGTTTGGGTACTGCTCGTTCTAACCAGTACTACAGAATCTTCCGTGTAGACAACATCATGCAATAAGAATCGGGTTAACCGATCGAATATTGGGGCGCTTCGGCGCCCCTTTTTTTATGCTTATAAGTTATATAAATAGAATAAAGATTTGGAGTGATAAATGCCCGAGCTTAGACCAAACGTTACTGTTAATGTTAGTCCTACTACCAATGAGAGTAATTTAACTAATATTAGTATACTTCAGCCTAATGCATTTAAGCTGAGTATTAGTCGCAAGCATTTCCCTAATCTTGAGTTCTTTTGTCAATCAGTGCTACACCCAGAAGTCTCAGCTACTCCTGCAGAACTTCCATTTAAAAGAGTAGCAAATATACCGTTTGCCGCAGATAAACTTAATTTTGGTGAATTAACATGTATGATTATATTAGATGAAAATTTAAATTCATACACTGAAATGTACAATTGGGTAAATAGAATTACTCAGCAATCTAACGTTACACCTACAATGGGAACTAATGCTATTCCGCCAAGTGAAGCTGATATTACTTTATCAATATTATCTAGTCATAATAATGTGACAAGACAAGTTGTATATCATGACTGTATTCCAACCGGTCTTGGTCTTGTTCAGTTTGAAGCTACATCCGGGGCGGATCAATATATAGTATATCCAGCCACCTTTCGTTATTCGTATTTTGAATTTAAATAAACTAGGATTTTATTATGGACTTGCAATCTATTCTTTCCCAATGGGAAGAGGATTGTGTTATTGACAATAGTAGTTTAGACACAACCTCACGTGACACTCCGAAATTACATGCTAAATACCTACAGAAGTTAGGTACTGCAAAGCTTATGCTTAAACGAGCTGAAGCTAATCAGAAAATATTATTAAAAGAAAAATGGCTTTATTATAATGGTAAGATGGATCAAGAAGCTATATTAAAACGAGGATGGGAACCAGATCCATTTGATGGATTAAAAGTTTTAAAGGGCGAAATGGATTATTATTACGACTCAGATCCTGAGATTCAGAAGTCAGAAGAAAAAATACAATATTACAAAACAATACTTGAAACTCTTACAGAGATTGTTGACTCATTAAAATGGAGACATCAGACTATTGGTAATATTATAAGATGGAAACAGTTTGAAGCAGGTGGTTAATGGAAGAGTTATCGGTTAAACTAACGAATTATAGCATGATGAATATTGATTGTAGTCGGGGAGTTGCCCAAGAACTTTCTGAATACTTTTCGTTCTATGTGCCAGGTTATAAGTTTATGCCGGCCTATAAAAATAAAATGTGGGACGGTAAAATTCGGCTATTTAATAGCATAACTGGTGAGCTTTCTGCTGGGCTATATGGCTATTTAACAAAGTTTGCAGCTGATCGGTCATATACAATTGACACTGTTCCTTCTTCCTATGGTCTTCCAATTCCGGATCCACAACCTCTTCCTGATATGCCTGATTTACTAGCTGACGAAGCACTTCCATTTCAACCTCGAGATTATCAATGCGATGCGATTGAAACAGCCCTAACAAAAACTCGAGCAATATTATTATCTCCTACAGGATCAGGCAAATCATTCATCATTTATTTGATATTGAAATATTGGTTGTACTATTTATCAACTGGCTGGAAGTATCCTAAAGCTGGTAAAGTTTTAATCGTAGTTCCTACTACATCCTTAGTTGAACAAATGTCTAATGATTTTAAAGAATATGGTCAAAATCCAAAGGGTATACATAAGATATATTCAGGTAAAGATAAAAATAATATAGAAGCAGCAATAGTAATTAGTACATGGCAGAGTATATACAAACTACCGAAAAAATGGTTTGAACAATTTGGAATGGTAGTGGGTGATGAGTGCCACAACTTTAAGGCAAAATCACTTTCTTCTATAATGAACAAGGCTACAGAAGCTAAATATAGATTCGGAACTACTGGTACTTTAGATGGAACTCAAACTCATAAACTGGTATTAGAAGGTTTGTTTGGTCCAGTATATAGAGTTACTACTACTAAAAAACTACAAGACAATGACACATTAGCTCCGTTAGATATTAAAGTTCTTTTACTTAATTACTCGGAGGAGGTAAGAAAGAATTTTGGAAAACAAACGTATCAGGAAGAAATTGATTTCATCGTTGGAAATCCCGCTCGTAATAGGCTCATTCGCAATTTGGCTTTGGATGCTACTGGAAATTCTTTGGTCTTATTCAATCTTGTGGAGAAGCACGGCAAGCCTCTATTTAACGATATAAATACTCATAAGGAAGAAGACCGTAAAGCTTTTTATGTTAGTGGAGAAGTTGCAACATCTGATAGAGAGGCTATTCGTAAAATTGTAGAAGGGCAAAGTAATGCTATCATCGTCGCTAGTCTTGGTACTTTTAGCACTGGTATCAACATACGGAACTTGCATAATATTATATTTGCTTCACCTTCAAAATCCCAAATCAAAGTTCTTCAGTCGATCGGACGGGGATTACGGAAATCGGATAATGGACAAGTTACTACGCTCTATGACGTAGCCGATGATCTTCATTGGGGTAAAAGAAATAATTTTACTTTAATGCATTCTGCAGAAAGAGTTAAGATATATGAAAAAGAACAATTCAAATTTAAGATTGTGAAGGTAGATATATAATGAATGAAAAAAGAATTAGACAATTTAAGCTTACAACTGGCGATGAGATTCTAACGGAAGTCGTTGAATGGGACGATGATGAATGTTCAGATATTGTAGTAAGAAATATCTATGAAGTAGAATCTTGGGAAAATGTACCAAGCAAAATCCGTTATTATTCTTTAAAACCTTACATGTCATTTCAAGGCGAAGAAGGTTTATTTCAAACAATTAATACATATCATATTACAGTAAGCGCATTGCCTACCCAAACTATGATAGAGCATTATGTCTCAATGAGAGAATCAGAAGAAGACGCTGAACAATTACCGTCAATAACACGCGATGATATGACTAAAAAAAGAATGGATGATAGAGTAGAAGCTTTAAAAGCTTTGGTAGAAGATACTCTATCAAACGGAGATTCTGACGAATTTAATAACATTCTTTCTTTTCCTAATAAAGATAAATTTCACTAGTATACCATCCACTCCAAAAAGCTTACTCTTTTATTATACACTGTTTTGCAGGTTTGTAAACCCCTAAAACGCATAAAAAAAATATTTTTTACAGTGTACAATACCTACACAACATGTTAGAATATTATTATTGAAGGAAGAATTATATTATGGCAAGAACTAAACGCGCAAATATTCATTATGTTAACAATAAAGAATTTTCACTAGCAGTAGTGGAATATTGTAAAACTGTTAAAGAGTGCAAAGAGACTGATGATCCTTTGCCAAAGGTTACCGACTATATAGCCTCTTGTTTTCTTAAAATTGCTGAAGGCTTATCACATAAATCCAACTTTATTCGTTATACATATCGTGAAGAAATGGTCATGGACGCTGTCGAGAACTGCCTGAAAGCTATCGAGAACTATAATATCGAAGCTGCTACACGTACCGGCAATCCTAACGCGTTTGCATATTTTACACAGATTAGTTGGTATGCATTTCTTCGACGTATCGCAAAAGAAAAGAAACAGCAAGATATTAAGCTTAAATACCTTTCTCAGTCAGGTGTTGAGACTGTGGCTATGGTAGGTACCGATGATCCAGCTGCAGCTTCTGTTCTTAATTCTTTCATTGACCAATTAAAAGATAGAATTGATAAAGTAAAAGAAAAAGATAACGAATTTACTGTTTATATGAAAGAAGACAAATCTCGGCGCAAAAGAACTTATAAAGTAGATTCAGATTTACAGGATTTTTTAGATGAAGATTAAATTTCATGATGACCCGTGGTACCATTACGAAGTATCAGAGTTTTTAACCCAAGATGAATTCGATGCCGTAAAAGCATATCATATAGAAAATGTACCACCTCTTGAAAAAGGTAGAAATAATTTAAGAAATCAGTTTATTTCTGAAGAAATGCGTGGTATAATAACACCACGAATGCATGAACTCGCAAAGCTTATTAAACCAAAAGAAGATAATACAAACCGTCGTTTAAATATTGAAATGGATACGATTCAACCCGAATGGGCTTTTTCTATTCATCAAGATATTAAAGGAAAATATATTGTATTTGTATTAGATTTGTCTGATACTGGTAATGGCACGCGATTGCATAAAAGTGAAGATGGGCCTATCGTAAAAACTATGCCATGGATTGTAAATGGCGGCGGAGGGTTTATTCGTACTGATTATTCGTGGCATTCTTTCGACACACATGGCGCAACTGAACCTCGTAGAACTGTAATATTGAACTTAATGTAATATGAAAATATGTATTTTAAATGACACTCACTGTGGTATTCGCAATAGCTCTGACGTATTTCTCGATAATGCAGAGAAATTTTATTCTAATGTATTGTTTCCTTATCTTTTGGAACATAATATTAAGCATATTGTGCATCTTGGTGATTACTACGATAACCGGAAGTTTATCAACTTCCGTGCTCTTAACCGTAACCGTAATCACTTTCTTAAACCGTTACGACAACACGGGATAACTATGGATATCATTCGTGGTAACCATGATACTTATTATAAAAACACCGGAGAATTGAATAGTCTAAAAGAATTACTTGGTCATTATATGAATGAAGTTAATATCATTAATGATCCTACTGTATTAGATTTTGATGGATTTAAGTTTGGTCTTGTTCCATGGATAGATAACCAAAACGAAAAAGATTGTCTTAAATTTATTTCTAATGCTAAGTGTGATTGGTTAGGAGGTCATTTTGATATCGAAGGATATGAAATGATGAAAGGCCGTAAGTGTGAGCATGGGCTAGATAGATCTATTTTCAAACGGTTTGAACGAGTATTGTCAGGCCATTTTCATACCAAATCTAACCAAGATAATATTGACTATCTTGGCTCACAAATGGAATTCTTTTGGAATGATGCTCACGATAAGAAATACTTTCATATTTTAGATACTGATACTCGAGAGCTTACACCTATCAATAACCCTCATACTCTTTTCCATCGTATACATTACGATGACACTAATAGAGATTATATGGATTATGATGTATCTGGTTTAGATTACAAATTTATAAAAATAAATGTAATTAATAAAACTAACCAGTTTACATTTGACCGATTTGTTGATAGAATACAGAATAAGAAAATACATGAATTGAAAATAGCCGAGAACTTTAGCGAGTTTATTGGTTCAAGTGTGGAAGACGAAGGCATATCTTTGGAGGATACGACTACGCTACTAAATACTTATGTTGATAATGTTGACACAGATCTTGATAAAGATCTTATTAAAAACAAAATGCATGAGTTGATGATTGAGGCACAGTCGCTAGAAATTGCATGATTATATTTAAAACTATTCGTTATAAGAATTTCCTTTCAACCGGTAATTCTTGGACTACCATTGATCTATTGTCTACTAAGACTACACTTGTAGTGGGGCATAATGGCGCTGGAAAGTCAACAATGCTCGATGCATTGGCATTTGCCTTATTTGGCAAAGCACACAGAAATATTAGTAAACCACAACTCGTTAATACAATTAATAATAAAGATTGCGTTGTCGAAATAGAGTTTACTGTATCCGGATCAGATCTTAAAGTTGTACGTGGTATCAAACCAAATATCTTTGAGATCTGGAAAGATGGCACGATGATTAACCAATCGTCACACGCCAAAGAGTACCAGAAGATCCTCGAACAAAACATTATTAAGTTGAACCACAAATCGTTCCACCAAATTGTTGTGCTCGGATCTTCCTCCTTCATTCCTTTCATGCAGCTCCCTGCACAACATAGGCGTGATGTTATCGAGGATCTTCTGGACATTAATGTCTTTTCAAAAATGAATCAGATACTTAAAGAAAAAAATAGTATTCTTAAGGATGATCTTAAGAGTGTTGATTATGATGCGGAGCTAAATAAAGAAAAGATCGATCTTCAGAATAAATATATCAAAGAAGTGGAGGCCTTGTCAGTTGAGCAAATCAATAGTAAAGAATCAGACATCGGCAATGCACAAGAAGAAATTAATACCCTTCAATGCGAAAATGTTTCATTATCAGCTGAAATCGAAGAAAGGTCCGATGGCCTCCAAGAAGATCTCAAAGAAAACCACGACAAACGGCAAAGTCTCTTACACTACCAGGCCGAATTCAGTCAAAAAATTAAAACATTGGTCAAAGAAACGAAGTTCTACGAAGAGAATGATACATGCCCCACATGTACCCAAGATATTAGTTCGGAAGTTAGAGACGCCAAGCTGGCAACCGCTAAAGAAAAAGCAACAGAACTTAACAACGCGGTTCGTGATGTCAGTGAAAGGTCGGCTGTTGTGGAATCAGCTATTGAGCGGCTCACAAATACCGCAGGCGAAATTAGAGACAAAACCTCTTCTATTACTTCTAACAATAAAACGATTGGCCGGTTACAAGAACAGATTAAATCTATCAATAGTTCGATCGAACAAATTCGGGGATCTGGAGGAGATCTAAGTAAATCGCGTAAAGAACTAGAGGCTCTTAAAAAATTAAAAGATGATTTATTCGAAAAAAGATTGTACTTAAACGAGTCTTTGTCGTATAATAGTATTATACTTGAAATGCTTAAGGATACTGGCATAAAGACAAAAATTATAAAACAATATTTACCTGTTATAAATAAGCTTGTCAATCAATATTTGCAAGTGCTTGACTTCTTCGTCTCATTCAATTTAGACGAATCATTCTCAGAAACAATTAGATCAAGGCATAGAGATAACTTCTCTTATGATTCTTTTTCTGAAGGTGAAAAGCAACGTATTGATTTGGCTTTACTCTTTACTTGGCGTCAGATCGCTAAGATGAAAAATTCAGTATCAACTAATCTATTGATGCTTGACGAAACGTTTGACTCATCTCTAGACTATGAAGGTGTAGATAACCTTATGAAAATTATTGAGACTCTTGATGACGATACGAATATCTTTGTGATTAGTCATAAAGGTGATATTCTCGAAGGTAGATTTCAAAAGAAATTGGAATTTCACAAAGAGAAAAACTTTAGTAAGCTAAAAGGAAGCTAATATGGAATTGTCCACATTTACTATGAATCTATTGAAAAACTATTCAGGAATCAATCCAAACTTGGTGATTCGTGAAGGTAATTCTATAATGACTATGTCTGAAGCTAAAAATGTTTTAGCTCAGGCCACAGTACCAGAAACGTTTGATCGCGAAGTTGGAATCTATGATTTGTCAGAATTCTTATCTGTGCTAAATCTTTTTGATACGTCTCATGTAAAACTAGATGAGAAATGGATGACTGTCAGTGATAGCTCTGGTCGTTCTAAAATAAAATATTTCTTTTCTGATGTTGATATCTTAACATCACCAACTAAACCCATTGCAATGCCTTCTCCTGAAGTGACATTTCATTTGGACCAAGATACACTTGGCCGTGTTAAAAAAGCTGCTTCTGCTCTTGGCCATGATCAATTATCAATTACTCCTGGCGAAGGTGTTGTAACTCTTACTGTTGTCGATATTGAAAACGTTACATCTAATACATACTCCATTGATGTACCGGGCGAACATAGCGGTGACTTTAACTTTATTCTTAATATTAAGAATTTGCAGATGATTCCTGGAGATTATAATGTCTCTATTTCATCTAAACTTATCTCACAATTTACACTTGACCAAGAAGGTGCTGATATGAAGTACTGGGTCGCTTTAGAAAAAAACTCAACTTTTAGTTCTTAATAGGAGAAAATAATGGAACTTAATGAATTGGCAAATCGAGTATCCCGTAGCGCAGTAGCAGTTATCGATGCTGTTACTACACGAGGAGGATTTAAAGGCGAGGAATTGTCTTCAATTGGTACACTTCGTGATCAATGCATTCAACTTATTCAAATGTGCGAAGAAGCTTCAGAAGCAGAAGCTGCAGAAAGTGAAGACTAGTTTACAACTAGCAAAGATTGCTGTATAATGCAATCACTATATTATGGAGTATTTGAATGAACGATTTTTTATGGGTCGAGAAATATCGACCACAGACTATTTCTGAAACTATTTTACCTCAGTCTTTAAAAGACACGTTTCAGAAAATGGTAGAATCCGGCGAGCTTCAAAACATGATGTTCGCCGGAACTGCCGGCTTAGGTAAGACTACTGTAGCTAAAGCATTATGCAATGAAATAGGTGCAGATTATATTGTTATTAACGGTTCAGAAGAAGGCAACATTGATACACTCAGAGGAAAAATCAAACAGTTTGCTTCAACAGTCTCTTTGTCTGGAGGAAGTAAAGTATGTATCTTGGACGAGGCTGACTACCTCAATCCACAATCGACGCAACCAGCATTGCGCGGATTCATCGAAGAGTTCTCGAATAGTTGCCGCTTTATTCTTACCTGCAACTTCAAGAACCGAATCATTGATCC